GCTGAATCTTCTCTAATATTAAATAGTAGAGTAGATGAGTACAACTTCAGCTTATTCGAGTAATAAACTCAGTCAAGTAATAAAAAACGAGACACCACACTTTATAACAAAGTCATTTGTTAAGCCTAGATTTGATTACGATAGACATAAGACAGAATATCATATCTATTGGTATAACTCAAAGAATCCAATGTTTAAAGATAGTCCTAGATATAAATACTTATCTTATAAAATAATGAATAAGAGAGAGAAGAAATATTTTGAGGATATACTAGAGCAATATACTGAGGTTGCTAATAACAAGTATGGTAAAGTTTGGGAAAATAAAAAACTAGGGTTCGATAAAACCCTAGTTAAGAATAATCAAATAAGATTAGATATTTAGTTACTCAGCTTCTAACGCTTCAACTTTAGCTGTAAGCTCTTGAATTGCTTTAACCAGTATTGGAATTAATTTACCGTAAGAAGCCTCTAGTTTCTCTGGATTCTCTTCGTAAACTAATTTCAATGTATCAGCCAAGTTAGCATCTTCTTGAGATTTCTTTAAATCTTGAGCAATGAATCCAAAGTCTTTAATATCATGTCTACCTTCTTCATCACGCTCATCCCATACGAACTTAACTGGCTTTAATCCTTTTACGAAATCAAGACCTACAGGAAGTTCTTCAACTTCTTTTTTATCTCTAGCATCCGAAAGAGAAGTTATTGATGTTACAGCAGCTCTTATTACAGATATACTAGAATTACCCAATGTAACTGAATTGTTAGTTGTTGGAGTTGCTGTTCTAGCATTATATCCAAGACAAACATTATTGCTTCCTGTAGTTGTTGTAATCCCAGCGTCAGAACCTAAAAGCGTATTAAGTGTTGCGTCTGTTGCATTATATCCAGCATTAACTCCAACCGCAACATTAGAAGCAGCTTGAACTATCTGGATTAATGATGAATTACCTATTGCTATATTAGCATCATTACCCATAGTAGCTGGACTAACAGTAGTTCCTCCTAAAGCCTGTAGTCCAATAGCAATATTTGAAACGCCATTAATATTTGTTTTCATTGATTCAAGTCCAATTGCAATATTGAAATCACCAAAAGAAGTATCTTTAAGAGCTGCATTACCTAAAGCAATATTACCAGATCCTGCTATAGCAGACATAGTATCTGATCCGATAGCTAAGTTATTTGATCCTGGAGACTTAAATATAGTATTGCCAGTATTATCTACTATCTGTACAAAGTTATTATCCCCTGGTAAATTAGGACCTGTATAACCTAAAGGAGCAATTATGTTTACATCTAACTGACTCATTTTATTTATTTTTTAATTGTTTAACTTCTTCTGATAATTCTTGAATTGCTTTAACAAGGATTGGAACTAACTTACCGTAAGAAGCTTCTAATTTCTCTGGATTCTCTTCGTAAACTAATTTTAATGTTTCAGCAAGTTCTGCATCTTCTTGAGACTTTTTTAAGTCTTGAGCGATGAACCCAAAGTCTTTGATGTCTTTTTTACCATCTTCACCTCTTTCATCCCATACAAATTCTACAGGTTTAAGACCTTTAACAAAATCAAGACCAGCACCTAACTCTTTAACATCTTTTTTATCTCTAGCATCAGATAAAGAAGTTATTGTTTGTACATTACATCTGAAAACATTTATTTGATTGTTTCCTATTGTAATAGAATTATTTACAGAAGAGCTTGCTGCTGATGCATTTGCTCCAATAATAGTATTATTTGTACCATCAATAACATTAGTTCCTGCCCAATGACCTATAACTGTATTATTTCCACCATCTACAATACCTATTCCAGATCTACCTCCAACAGCTACATTATTAATTCCTGTATAGCCATCTGAATTTAATAATGATCTCCATCCTATAGCAATATTGCTTCCAGATGCTACTCCATTTTTTAACGCTTCAGAACCTATAGCAACAGCTGGACCATTAGTATTAAATGTACAGCTACTCATTGCTTGATCTCCAATAGATACACTATCTGTAATAGCTGTACTACTAGTAACTCCTGATCCTATTTTTACGTGTCTTGCTGCGGTTTCATATTTAAACACAGTATTTCCAACTGAATTGATAATTTGAACATTATCATTATCTCCTACTAGATTAGGGCCTGCATAATCTAAAGGCGCTATTACATTTACATCTAATTGACTCATCTTATTTTATTTTTAATTAATTACACAATTGTTAAAGTTGTTCCAACAGGAATAGTCAATGTAGCTCCTGAACACATTGCTAAAGGTCCTGTAAATTCTAAATTAGAGTTCTCTGGTAGTAAGATATTCTCTCCTATACATCCAACGACTCTAAAGCCGTTAGCCCATATACTAGTTCCTACTACTTCTCCGCTACCACCTTCATTTATAGCTTCTATAATGTTAGCAATATCTGTTACTATTAATTGTTCGTTTCTTTCAAGTACAGAACCACCTTTTCTGTAATTTGATAATTGTTCAATTGGCATTTTATTTTGTTTTTAAAGTTAATATTTCTTCTTTTAATAATTTTATTTCTGAACTCATCTCTTGGATAGCCTTAACTAGTACAGGTAATAACTTTCCATAAGATGCTTCTAGTTTTTCTGGATTCTCATCATATACTAAATTCAAGTAACCAGCTTCTGATTCTTCTTGAGCAGCCTTCAAATCTTGAGCGATAAACCCAAAGTCCTCTATGTCATGCTTTCCATCCTCATCTCTATCGTTCCACACAAACTTAACAGGCTTTAATTTTTCTAAAAACTCTAATCCTACAGGTAGGTCTTGAATTTCTTTTTTATCACGCTCGTCAGAAAGAGAAGTAATAGATGTTACAGCACATCTTAATGTATTATGAGATGAGTTACCTAATGTAATAACATTGTTTGCATTATTAGCGGCTGGCCTACTATTATAACCAATATGAATATTATTAGTACCTACTTCTTGATATTTTGTTGATGGGCCTCCATTTATTCCGCCAGCATAAGAGCCTATAAAAATATTATAACTACCGTTTGCAAAAGCAGGGCCAGATTGATTTCCTAAAAATAAATTATCTCCACCATCGAAAAATAAAGGACCAGAAAGAAATCCAACTGCTGTATTATAATTCCTAGATATATTTAATGGCATTACACCTTTCCCTATACCAACATTTCCTACTCCAAATCCACATTGAAGTAAACTGTCATTTCCTATTGCAACATTATCACTTGCAAATCCTGGTGTAAAAGTATCTCCCCAAAACATTGAATTAAGTCCAATAGCTACATTCCCTGAAGCATCTTGATTACCTCCTAATGCATTAGCTCCTATTGCTGTATTATCAGCAACAGAACCTATTATTTGAGTTGTTCCTGTTCCTATCCTAGTTTCATTAGAACCAGGAGAACTAACTTCTACTCCATTAACATCTACTACCGTTCCTGTATTAGGAAGTACGGAATCAACTTTTAAAGGGTCTAATATTTTTACATCACCTGATGAAAGAGAACCTATCTCATTTGTTTCTATATCTAGAACACTTAATCCTACTGGCATAATATTTTATTTTAAAATTTCTACAAATATACTATAAATTCTAATCTAATATTTTTAATACCTTTCCTGTTGTCTTATCAACTCTTGCCTTCTTCATTCTATAATTCGTCTCTTTACTCTGAATATAACGTATCTCTACATTAGCCACTCCACCCTCTGTCTTTATATTCTCTGGCTCATATCTAGCATGAGCTATACTATTGATATAAGCGAAGGTTATAGCGAAGATGCTGTCATCATAATCATACCTAGGGTCAGCTGCCTGATACCTTGTTTGTCTATGACTATTCTGACTCTTTAAATCCTTCTCTACAAACGTCTTTAGCTGCTCCCAGAACCAAGGAATATCTATGTTGTACATATATGCCTCTAAAAGTTCCTCTAACTTAGCTATAATACGTGGTGCTGTGTTAGCCTTATTGGATATACCAAACCATTTACCTCCATGCATCTGAAAATACTCTGGTAACTGTGCGTTAGCAGTAAACTTACTCTTAAACCCATGTATCTCCTGGAAATCCACGTGCATATCACCAATGTTATTCTCCACAAGCTCCTTAACACCACCTCTTGCTATCTGATCGTAGTATAGACTCTGCAACAACACCTGTAGATACGTCTGTTTAAACTTCCTATCCCTATGGAATACCACAGATGAAACAGAGTTAGTAAGCGAATCCCATATAGCACTACACATCATGGAGTGTCCTGTCTCTGAGTTGATGGGGTCAGTACCTTGATACCACCTATTCTTCCATTTCTCCCCTGGATCTGGGTGATGAATGACTACAGCTGAGGTAGATACATCTTCTCTAGACCCTGTTGATACCCATTTAGCTCCTACAATCTTATATTCAGTAATTAAATCTGGCGTAGGCCTTGTCATATCCATTATAGGCTCAAAATAACCATAGTCTAGTGGTTTATCATGTCCATAAATCTCATTTAATCGCTGATTACAGGTATGAATAGGCACTAAAGTACGTGATTTACGTAAGAACATGTCATCAATAGTGATAGGATAATGCTGATGGAACTGAACCTTAGCAATCTCCCCTTTCTTCGTTCCTTCTAGTGCTAAATAAGCCTTTCTCTCATTATTAATGTGAGCATCATTAACACCTCGCCTTGCGTAAGCATTAAAGAATAGAGGTATAATACCATATTCATAATTCTTTTCTTTCCATTGTTTTAGACACATCTTAAATTCAGACTCGAATACAGAACCCCCTCTATCCATCTCTCCACCTGTACCCCATGCTAGGAACTGTTGCTGCATAGTCATCTTACCTGAGTCTGGGTTATACTTAAATAAAGCAGGCCTACCCTCACGCATCATCTCACCAAATATCTCAAATAAACCAATCTCATCAATGAATACAGCAGAAGGAGATCCACCATTGATAGCATCTACAGCTGGAGTATCTACCTGGAAGCGTGATGCACCACCATCCTCTCTACCTTTCTTATCTCCTTTCTTATCGAATGACATTACTTGGTCAGTCCAGTTCTTAACCTCTTGAGCTATTACATCTGGTAGCTTAGTGTATGTCCACTTAACCTTATCCCTAAATATCTCTATACCCTTGTCTTTAGAGTGAGTAACAAACTTAATGAAGTAGGACTTATTGAAGTTTACTCGCTTCATACCTGCTAGACACATGGTAGTGGTAAAACCAATCTGTCGGGCCTTACCAATCATAAGTGAATAGCCACAGTCGAATAGGAAGAGAAGTACTTTCTGAGCATCCCA